TTTACGTAAAGTGGACCAGGGGCTGGGGATTGTTGCGCGCCGGCAGATGAAGTGTTGGAGTATGACAGCATCGTGTCACGCTTCTTTCTGCTCGTGACATTGAGGATGCTTCTCTTCGACATTGGCCGTTTCCGGGTGTAGCGTCGCGTTCTCCCTGTGGAGCGATAGCGCCGTGCGGAAGGCCTTGTTGTTCTTTTTGCCCTGGACGAACCAGATCGTCGGGTGTATCGGCGTTTGCGGGCATAAGCCATCGGAGTTTGCGGATTTATCGGGGTTTGTGGAGTTTGCGGACATTGGGAATTTTTGTTGGGGGGTCGGTCGGTATTTAAGGTGTAGAGTTCGCGTTTTTTTTTTTGGCTATAACATTAGTCTCGCCAAAAAATCTCAGGATGCCTGCCAAGTACAAGCTCGATGGAGAACAGTTTTTCATGCTTACATATCCCACCACACCCGCTGACTTCGATGGCTCTGGAATTGTCGCAATCCTTGAACGACTTGGATGCAACTACCGGGTTGGTCGAGAGCTACATCAGGATGGAAAGCCTCATTTCCACGCTATGTGTTGCTTTGACGAACCTTACACGGATGGAGATGCCCGACGAACATTTACGGTTGGAACGCGTATTCCTAACATACGTGTCCGTCGAACACGACCTGAACGAGGCTGGGATTACGTGGGCAAGCATGCAGGCACGAAAGAGGGGCATTATCTTGTCGGGGAGAAGGGGACTCGACCCGGCGGGGATGAGGATAGCTCTGAGCGACCCTCCAATGACTCCTGGCACGAGATCATTCTTGCACGGACGCGTGAGGAGTTTTTCGACCTTGCTGCGCGTCTGGCTCCTCGACAGCTAGCTTGCAGCTTCACGTCCCTCTCCGCCTACGCTGATTGGAAGTACCGACCGGTCAAGGAAGAATATGTGGGGCCAGATGGTGTGTGGTCTGTGCCCGATGAGTTGTTGGATTGGGTTGATGAGAATGTACGTGGTACACCAGGTATGTCATACTGACGAGGGCACTGCCGCCCTCGAGGGGGGGGAATGGCTCGGTCGCAGGCTCCCTATCCCCCCCCGTCGGTTGCCTGAAATATGTTCTTGTTTGGTTCGAAATTCAGTGCTAACTTGTTTAGGACGTCCCAAGGGATTGGTGTTGTATGGTGCGACTCGGCTTGGAAAGACAGTGTGGGCTCGATCACTAGGAGCCCATTACTATGCTGGAGGACTCTGGGACATGGCTGAGTTCCATCCCCAGGAGCAAGAGTACGCTATTTGGGACGATATGCTGGGTGGTTTGAAGGCTGGGTACTTCAACTACAAAAATTGGCTTGGTGGTCAGTTTGCTTTCACCATTCAGGACAAGTACGGGAAGAAGAAGTCTATTAAGTGGGGTAAGCCGTCGATCTTCATTTGCAACACGGACCCTCGGGATGAGCCCCCGATGTTCAATGATCGCGTTGGCATGGATTGGGCATGGTTGGAAGACAATTGTGTATTCTACGAAGTAAAGGAGGCTATCTTTCGTGCCAGTACAGAGTAGCAGTAGATTCCAATCTCATTAGGTCACTCGCAGTTCCTCCTGTTCCCGGTTGAATGAAATCAAGCACGTAGAGATCCCCCATACCTGCCTTAGAGTTTGTTGAGAAGTAGGGAGTTGATTCAGATGTACCGGATTCATCGTCACCGTAGACGAGTGACTTGTTCATACCGTGCCATAGTTTGCGTTCGCGGACTACTCCGAGGTTGTTACCACTTTGCATAGTCCATGTCTTATCGAACTTAACGGTGATGCGTCGGGGGTCTGTGGGGGCCGTGATGAAATCAGACCAATCGACACCCTGAGCGCCCTTGAAGATGACTTCATTGACGTTGTTGAGGTAGTTGGGGGTATTGTTGACTAAACTATTGAATAATAGTCGGACCATGCCATTGGAGTTTTCGAGAATGAGTTGTGGGGCACCAGTATCTGTTGAGAGACCTTGGCGGAAGGGGTCTATTCCTTTTGCGGTAAAGACGATGCGACGGTGAAACCATGGGAGGCCTGATGACGTCTGGATACGAAGCTTGTCGGATAAACCCCGCATGTAACAATTGGTGGCTGTCCTAGTGGACTCGTTTGAGACAGTGCCTAGCCCGCCTGAGCCTGGTGTGAGGTCTCGACCGGTCGCGATCCACAGGCAATAGGCACCAGTGTCGCCCTTTACGTAAAGTGGACCAGGGGCTGGGGATTGTTGCGCGC